CGGACGTAACGGGTCTTGATGATCCCGTAGCAGAGATGGTTGTGTCGCTCGTTAACGATGCCAAGCAGATTGTCGAAGATGCACACACGTGGAATGCGCTGCGCTCCGACTGGGCCATTGCGACCACCGCTGGCGACAACCTTTATAGCTTGACAAATGCCGGAAATTATGGTAAGATAGAGTATATCGTTAAGGACGATGGGACAGAACTTACGGAAGAGACGCTGTACAGCTTGCGCAAACGACAAGCCGCTTCGCCCGCCGACAACAAACCAAAGTATTATGCTGTTAACGGCACTGACGCTAGCGGCGACATTCAACTACAGCTATTCCCGCAACCTGATGCCGTATACAACTATACCGTATATGGCTTTAAGCGTCAAGCAGAGCTTAGCGTAGCCGCTGACGTTCTCCTTGTACCCTCTAAGCCCGTTGTGTACTACGCGCTAGCTATGGCGGCACGTGAGCGTGGCGAAGTGGGCGGTCAAACGGCAGCAGAATTGTTCGCCTTGGCTAATGTGTATCTGTCGGACGCTATTGCGTGGGATGCTTCGCTCAACGATCTTGACAACATCTGGATGACTGTGTAATGGCGCAGCAACAACAGAACATTACGGTTAGCGCTCCGGGCTTTCAGGGGCTGAACACGGAAGACTCTCCGCTTCAGCAAGACCCTGGCTTTGCGCTTGTAGCCGACAATGCTGTTGTGGATAAGTTTGGTCGTATTGGTTCGCGTAAGCCGTGGACGGAATTCACCACTGCGGTTAACGTAACGTATAGCGCAGCGGCTGGCGTAGCGGACACGCAGATTAAAACGCACCGCATGGGTCACGGCAACATTAACGGCACGATCTATGTGCTAGCTACTGTTGGTGTGTATCAATACGACGCAAGCAATGCGCTGCTGCAAGACGACTACTTCATCTGCAAGCTAACCACTAGCGCTGGCCCTACGTACGAGCTGGACGAGATTAGCTATCCGGCGCTTGTTGACGACAGCGCATTGGCTGACGCTAAGCTTGTCAGCTTCAATGACAAAATGTATATCTTCAGCGCTGGAAATGAGTGCCTTGAGTATGACGGCAGTACGATTGCTAAGCTCTTCACCGGCACCAACGACGTAGACTACATTAAGCCTCAAGACAATAGTGGCACCATTGCGGCAGCTATTAACGGTGACGTAGCGACTGCCGCTTACGGGCGCTTGTGGGTTAGCGGTATAGACGGCGACTACCAGACGATTTACTACAGCGACTTGCTTATTGCTACGCAGTGGTACGATGGGCGTACGTCGCCAGCAGACCCGCAGAACACTGGCGGTTTAATTAACGTCAATGAGTATTGGCCTGCCGGTACGGACCGCATTGTAGGCATTGTGGCCCATAACGGCGCTTTGTTCATTATGGGTAGGCAGTCCATCCTCGTTTACAATAACGCAGCGACAGGCGATCCAGCAGCCGCTGACGGCATTGTGCTAGCGGACACCATCACAGGTATTGGCTGTGTGAACCGTGACGCCATTGCCAACATTGGCTCTGACGTGCTGTTTGTTGACGACTCTGGCGTGCGCTCACTGGGCCGCACAATCCAAGAGAAGTCTGCACCGCTTGGTGACTTGACGGCTAACGTGCGTCGAGACATCACTGACATCATTGCCCTTACGGCTGATAAAACCACCATCTCGCTATCTTACTGGCCTGATGAAAACTTAACGGTTGTCAACTTCAGCAACGACTTGCAAGCCTTTGCAATTGAGATGCGCGCACCTAGCGTTACCGGCGGCAATAAGGTAACGCGCTGGACCAATACGGTCTGGGAGCGCGCTATGTACTACGAGGTAGCTGGCGAAGCCCGCGTATTGCTTGCAAGTTCTGCTAGCGACTATGGCCTGTTTATTTACGATGAGGGCCTAAACTATAACGACGAGCCGTTTGAGTTTAAGTATGAGTCTAATTCGTTTACGTTTGGTCAGCCTGCTAACACTAAGTTTGTAAAGCAGATTGACTTTACTGTTGTGTCTACGCTGTCGAATGCGCAGGCGTACGCAGGGTGGGGTTATAGTGGGCGCCTTGATTACAACAAGCCGCTGACCATTACGGCCCAAGCGCCTGCATTGTACAACGCAGCGTACTACAACCAGACAGACGAATACGGCCCAGGCTTGACGACCATTAAGCGCTATCGTGTTAACGCTAAAGGTAGCGGTGAGTCAGTGATTATTGGTTTCCGCACAGAGGTTAATGGCAACACGGTTAGCCTTCAAGAAATTAACGTACAGACCCTCATCGGGAGGATTATCTAAATGAGTCTTTTTGATTTGCTAGCAGGTGCTGGCAGTGCTGCTGCTGGCTATGCGCTGTCGGAAGACATTCGCAAAACTGGAGCGCAAGGCGCTGAGCAGATGCGCCAGCTTGGGCAACAGCTACAAGACCAAACAGCCTTCCGTGGCTACGGTGTACAGACGGGTCTAGGACGCTCTGCGATTGACCCTACGGGTAGTTTAGACGTAGGCGTAGGCCCACAGCAGGCTATGCTGCAAGCCGGTCAGAGCATGTTTGGAGGCGCTGGAGCAGGCTTTGATGCTGCTGGTCAGGCACTGCAGCAAGCCATGACCAACCCCGCCTATGCGCAAGCGCTAGCCGCAATGCAAGCAGGGCAGGCTGGCCTAGCAGGTCAGCAAGCTGGGGCGCTGGGGGCTTCACAACAAGCCATGCAGCAGGCCATGATGGACACTGCGGGCCGTGAGCAGCAGGTGTTTGAGCGCGCTATGGCGCTGCAAGAGCCGGGACTACAGCGCGCACAGGCCGCACAGCAAGCCCGTGAGTTTGCTATGGGACGTGGTGGTGTACGTGGGTCGCAGTTTGGTGGCACCGCTGAGGATGCCGCTATGGCCCGTGCACGCGCTGAGGCTACGAACCAAGCAGCGTTCCAAGCAATGGGGCAAGCGCAGCAGGAAGCAATGAACCGCGCTAACATGGCTAGCCAGTTTGGTCAGCTTGGCACGCAAGCCGGTCAGCTTCAAGGCCAACTCGGCACTAACCTTGGGCAGCTTGGTTTGCAGCAAGCACAGCTTGGTCAGCAAGGTGCTGGCATGCTGGCAGACATTGCGCAGCGCGGCGGGCAGCTTGGGCTACAAGGTTACGAAACGGCCTTTACGCCGCTACAGCAGCAGCTTAACGCCCTGCAAGTTGGTCAGCAAGCAGCTAATATGGCCCAGACTGGCCAGCTCACTGGCGCAGGTTATGGTGCACAGCTTGGCCTTGGCGGCATTCAAGCACAGATCAATGCCGAGAAGGCAGCTAGCGAGCTGTTCGGTAATCTGTTCGGTGCGGGTATGACGGCTATCGGCAGCATCGGCTCTGGCGGCAACATTCCAGAAGACGCTACGCTGATGGACCTAATCTTCGGTAAGGTTGGCTAAGGAGCGACATAATGGCAGGTAGAGACGCAAGCGCCAACCTTGGCGGAATGTTATCGCAGATTGGCGGAACGCTTGGGAGCATGGGGCAGGCGGGTCAGGGGCTTATGCAGCCCATTATGACTTCGTTCCGCCCCCAGCTCGACCCTAACAATGTTGAGTCTTTGCAGCGCCAAGCAGCGTTTCAAGGGCGTATCGGTGACACTGAGCAGGCGCGGCTGTTTACTGGGCAAGCGCTGGCGCTAGAGGAGCGTAACAGGGCTGAGACGGAGCGTAAGCGTAAGCTTGAGGAAGGACAAGAGCGTGTAAAAGCACTTAACGCTTTCCGCAATGCTGTTGCCTCTGGTGACGCAAATGCCATTGCTACGGCACGTGCTAATCTTGAAGCAGTTGGACAAACACAAGGAACGTCATTGCTTCCGCAAGCGGCTGCTATTGAGACTAACGAGCGGCAAACAAAAGCAGCGGTGGCAACGGAAGCCGCAGCGGTAGAATCACTTCGTTTAGATAACTTAGAAGCTGGTATGCGTGCTGCATTTAACGCTGTAGATAGCATTGAACAAGCAGACGTTATCCTTAAGAACGCTCCGGCAGAGGTTTCTGAGCAAGCCGCTACTGCACACAAACAAGTAGTTGATCGTATTACTAATCAGCAAAAACGCGCTGAAGAAGAACGTAACCTTAGCGTAGTGCTTCCGCCATCGTTTGAAACTGTAGAGCAAGAAGGTAAGCTTGTTATTCCTAGCATTGCTGATCTTGACGAGCCTGTTCGCAATCAGTTAAATGGCATGGCGCAGCGCTTGGATGCTGATATTAAAGCAGCAAACGAAGCCGCTGCAAATGGAAAATCTATTATTCCGCAAGCTACTCGGGAGGCTTTGCGCCGCCGACGTAATAACTTGGAAACAGAAGTAAGCAAAGCTGTTCTTGAGCAAGCCGGTAATGAAGCAAAAGCAAAGCGACAAGAGCAACTTGACTTTAGGCAAAAGGCTCAAGCGGAGCTTGTTAGAAACTATTCAGACACAGATACTGAAGAAGCACAAAAAGATTTAGAAGCAAAAGGCTATACTGTTACTTTAACAGAAGCAGAAAACTACTTGCGTCAAGAAGCAATTAATCGCTTGTTTAAGACTGCTCCGCGTGCTGACGACGACGATGGTGTAGTTGACTTAGATGCGCTACAGGACGGTGAAGAGGCTAAGCAAGGCGTAGCAGTTCCGCCTGAGTTTCAGATTTTTGACTTAAAAGCTTTACCTAAAGATGAACGGACTAATCTTCAAAAGATACGCAATATTGCTGAAACCGGCGTAGAGGTTTTTACCGATTTATTTGCTCCTAGGTATGTTACGGACCGTATTGGCGAGGACTAATTGTGCCAGAGTATCGCATAAAAAAGAACGGTAAGGTTTATAAAGTAACCACCGACACGCAGCAAGAAGCTATTGATCGCGTTCTTGCGTATGTTGGTGAAAAGCCTGCTGCGCCAGCAGAACCGGAGCGCCCTGCGCCGCTGCCTAGCGCTGTAGCCACCGCAGAAGAAACGTTTGATCGGCTGGCTAGCAGGGCTGCGCCGGGGATTAAGCCGCTAGAAAGTGGCGTGCTTGCTACCATTGGCGACTACTTAGTTGAAAACCGTCCTAGCGAAATGGACGCAGTACAGCGCGCTTTGCAAAGTCTGCAGCTTGGTCAAGGGCTTGGCGAATACTTACAGACCACCGGCACCGGCCAGCCAACTACACTTGGGCAAGACGTAATGGCGGCACTAGATGTGTTTGATGTTGCTGGCGTTGCGCCTGGCTTGGGCAAAGGCGTTGCTGCTGGAGCGCGTGCGGCTACTGATACGGCACGGCGCGCTGCCGGTATGGTTAGCGATCTAGAGCCGTTGTCTATGGCTCGGATTAAAAGCCCTACGCTGCCTGAAGAAGCGACGGAAGCGCTTGTAGCTTTTGATCGGCAGGTTACGGAGCGCGTTAAGCAGTCTCCGTTTGTAGACAACAAAGAGCAGTTTGGTTGGGTGCAAAACTGGGGCACGGGGGTTACTGACGCTGTGCGCCAAAAGGTTAGCCCAGAGGCAGGCGCTAAGCTACAGATTGCTGACGAAACGGCAATGCGTCAAAACACCCTTGACTCGCAAGAGTTTGTTGAAACAAAAGCTATGCGCCGTGTTGCTAATCTGCACGATACTGACGACACATTTGCTGGAATGATGCTTGATTTTTCTCGCGGCGCTGAAAGCAAAAAAGCTATTGAAGACTACATTGAACAAAAAATTGATAGGCGTCTTCGTAACCGTGTTTTACGTTTTGACAGCAGTGTAGATGCTTTTAATAAGTATATGGACTGGTCAGCAAAAAGCAATAATAGGTGGAATGTAGAAGCTGGAGAGTATCGCGGTGGCGCGCCTTTGTCTCAAATGGATATGTTCCCAATAACTAGCGAAGAGTATTATTTACATACTCAAAAAGTAGGTGGTCTTAGTAAAGCTGATAGAATACAGCCGGTCAACAAGCTAAATGAAAAAGACGTTCTTAGCTTTGAAGACGACGAATACAACATGGCTGTTGACTTGGCTTCTAAAGAGCTCACGCGTGGTATTGTCAAAGAAGGCGACAAGGTAAACGTTAGAGAATACGCAAATCCTTTTGTTACGAACGCTAATCGTATTTTTAATAACAACCGTGTGTTAGCAATGAAAGATGCATTTGGTCTTCCTAATGTTAACACAGGCGCAGATGGTGTTATGCGCGCTCTTGAAAGTAACGGTAAGCAGCGTGGTCTTGGTGAAACAAGCGCTCGGGCATTACGGAATGCTGCCGTCACGCTGCTAAAAGGTCAGAACAGAGCAGCCTCTGCTGGCTGGCGCGCACTTCAAAGCAGCGGATACTCTGTGCTTTCTGGTCCCATGACCGCTGTTCTAAACATGCACGACCTCTCTGTTGCTATGTGGAATAACGGCGTTAAATCTTCTCTTGGGTTGTTTAATCCGCGTCTAAGAACCGCTGCTAGTTTAAAGCGTCTTGGCCTTACGCAGCAAAACGTAGGTGAGTGGTTTCAACGCGTGCGTAAAGAAGGCGCCAAAGAAACCGGCGCAGAAAAAGCAGAAAAATGGGCGAACAGGTTTCGCGACGTTACTATGAACTTCGGTTTTAAGCAGCTAGACGCTTTAGCTAAACACGGTGTTGTGCGTATGGTTGCACAAGATACGCTTAACCGTGCACGTCGCGGGACGCTGCGCGAGCGGTGGGCTGGCTACCTTGAGCCTGCTGACTTAGCGCGTCTTGAGGGAGCACTTAAGCGCACCAACGGCGACGTTCGCAAGATGAACGCAAAAGAGCTTAAGCTATACGATCAGATTTTAACGGCTGGGCTTGGACAGCAGCAGCTTATCTCTGCGGGTGGTCGTCCTATGCGGTGGCTTGAAAACCCCGACTTACGGCCCATGTGGATGATGCGTGGGTTTGCGATTAAGCACAACGCGCTGTTGTCTGATCGTATAGCTAAGAAGCTCAGGTCCGGGGACAAAGCAGGCGCTGCTAAGGAAGCTACTATGTACTTGGCGCTTCCTGGGGCGGCCTATGCAGGGCTTAACGTAGGCCGTAGGGCTATGTTTAAGGAAGACTACGAGCCTACTGAAGAAGAGGTGATAGCTTCCTTAGCAGACTCTGTGCTAGGCCCGCTTAGCCTTAACAGCATGAGTGTTGGCTCACAGTACGAGCGCTCGTTGTGGCTACGTGGAGACATTTCGCAACTTCTAGCTAACGGCTTGCTTCCTCCGCTTGGCCTTTACGGTGACGTTGCTGGCGGCGTTATGAAAGCAATCGCTAAAGGTGACGTTGAGGAGGTGGCTGATATTGTTGCTGAAAGTCCGATCTACAAGCAGTGGTCTAACTTTTTCGATAACATTGACTAAAGCGTAGCGCCCGCTGAGCAGCACACTCGGCGGGCGCCCTGCCCCTCTACAGGTCCTCCTCTTTGACGAAGATGCCGTTGCGCATCTGCCCCTTACGGTCCTTAATCTTCTTGTAGCTAACCTCCAGCGCTTGGCGTAGCGTAAAGCCGTTACGCGTCGCAATGTTAATCAACACAACCAGAACGTCCCCCAGCTCGTCCCTTAGGTCGTAGCCGTCATGCACGTCTTGATCTAACTCGTTAACCTCCTCTAGCAGCTTGTGCATTTGCGCAGCGTCCGTGCTGCCTTCAATCAAGTTGCGGTCTTCGTGCCAGTCAGCGACTAGCTGTTCAAGTTCTGCAAAGCTCACTTAACAATCTCCCTGGCCCATACGCGTTCGTTGATGTGTGCATTATAGCAGTGGTTCTTGTCAAACCAAAACAGATCGTCAAGGGCTTCTTCGGCCTTCTCCCAGCCTTCGCGGTAGCAGCGCGCCGACACCGACTCGTTTGGCTTACCGTTTAAGAACACTACGTTAGCGAGTACCGACAGCGCGTGGCCGACGCGGCACAAGTAGTCCTTCACGGCTCATACCTCCACTCAATCAGCATCTCCAGATAGTGGATTGCTTTGCGTAGGTCTTCAGCACCGCCCTTGTCTGCATGGCGCGTGACGTACTTGATGACGTTGCCTTCCATGTAGCCCAGCCCGTTCTTGTTAATGTACTCAATGGGCTGAATGGCTAGCTGGTAGTGACTACCTCCTTCTTGCCGACTAGTGGGGCTTTTCGCTTGTTCAAGGGCCAAAAGATGTTCATCTATGCCAATAATGTCATCAAACTCAGTGGACGGGGCCTTCGTAGTCTTCTTCTGCATGTCCCATAGCTCCAGTTAGTAGGTTGTATTTGCCAAGGTCGAGTAGCATGTTAACGGTGTCGGGGTGTAGGCCGTTAGAGGCTAGCACAAACTCCCGGTCTTCAATGAAGATGACGCAAGCAGCCTCTACGGCTACCTCTGGGTTCTCTGCTTCAAAGTCTCCAAGCGCTTCGCGTAGCTTTAACAGCATGTCACGCACCGTCATGCGATCCTCTTGCTTCTTCTTGCCAAAGCCTCCTTCGATTACCTTTGCCATGTCAGTCGTTCCAGTCGTCGAACAGCTCTAAGTGCTTTTCAAAGCGTTCTCTGTTGTCAAGGATGTGGCTGCGTAGTAGATCAACTAAGTCGTATGTGTCAATGTCGCATAGATCAATAACCTCCCACGCATCACAGTGTTTCATAACTGCTTCAATCAACGGATCTTCATACAGCGGCACGGTGTGTCTCCTTAACGCTAAACACGACGGATTTTAGAGCCAAGGTCCATCGGCTCAGCGTAAGGCGTGCCGTCAATGACTACGCCGCACCCGATGATGGGCTTGAGCTTGAAGTGTCGCCCATAGGCAAAGGCGAGGTGCTTCTGGTTGACGCCGCAGCCTACCGCCATGCCCCATACCAGCTCCCTGTCGCTGGCCGTGTAGCTCACGCCAAGGTTGCTGTGGTTGTGGCCTGACACGGTGCATTGCATCCGCTGCTTGGCGTCGTTACGGAAGCCGTTCACGCCGTTAGAGGTTTCACCGTGGTGGTACAGCACGCCATCAATCTCCGTATACTCCGCTACCTTCCAGCCCTCAGGCATTTCAAGCAGCTCTTCAATGGGGCGCATGTAGATGGAAGGCTCCATGCCCAGCTTGCGTAGCTGCCGTGCAGGGATGCGGTCGTGGTTGCCCAGGATTAGCGTGACGTTAGGGAACGCGTCGTACCAACGCTTCGCCCGCTCAAGCGCAGACTCATACTCCCCGTGTACGTTGTGCAGTAGCGGCTCGCTGTCGTGGAAGCTGAGGCTGTGGTTGTCGATGAAGTCACCAATGTGCACCACAGTGTCTACATTCCACAGATCAAACTGCTCCTGACAAAACTCCAAGTAGCCGTCTAGTTCGTAGGGCAGGTGTGTGTCTCCGATGATTCCAACACGTGCCATGTCACTTACTCCTCTTCTTTGCGTCGCGTTCTTCGTTAGTTTTGATTTGGTGGCAGTCTTTACACAGCACTTGGAATCCATCAGCTTCGCAGAACATCCTCTCTACGAAGCCGGGGAGGTCGTCATAGCTACGTAACGACCCGCACTGTACAATATGGTCCACTTCCACCTGCCTTGTACCAAACCAGCCGCCGCAGTGGGCGCATTCGTAGGTGTTGTACGCCACCTTAGCGGCTTGCTTGGCGCTGTGCTTCGGTCCCCAACGCTGGAAGGCGGAGCGGAGGGCGCTGCGGATAAAGCCAAAGTAGCGTGCCTCTGTCCATTTGCCATCGTTGCGTGTTCTTGGCACCTTCTTAGTCATCAAGTGTTTCCAATATAATTCTAATTCGGTGGCGGTCCTTAAGCCACATTTTGATCATACGTAGTAGTGGTTTAAGCTGCTGAGGGTACGTAAGTACATGCTCTACGCGCCCGACGGGAACTCCCACAGCTCCCCCTCCTGCCTGCGAATCCATAGCTGCCTCCCTTGTCGTAGTAGCCAGTCGTCGAGTATCTGCTCCTTCTCGTCCACACACATGCCAACCTTATCGAAGGCTTCAGCGTACACGTTACGAACGTAAGCGTACATTTCAGCGGAGTCGTACATATCTTCGATGGGATCAAGGAGTTTGCGTGTGGCCTTCTGGCCCAAGCGCTTGAACAATCCGGGGATGTTGTCGGTGGAGTCTCCTGTGATTAGCTGCTTGTAAAAGAAACGGTCTGCGTCTTCGGGTGACACGTTGAATAGCTCCCTACGTCGCCAGTTCCAGTGCCAGCCAGGAACGCCATACAGGTCTTTGTCTAGCGTTGCGATTCCGTGGCCGTGCTGACACGCCATATAGCCAAGCTTGTCGTCTGCCTCCTCGCCTTCCACAACCTCAGCGCCCAAGGTGTCAATCATGTACTCCTTGAGCGCTGAGAAGTGTTGCGGCTTGTCGGACTTACGGTTTCCTTTGTACGGGTAGGTGTCACAGGCGTAATCGTGACGGTAGTTCCCCTTCCCGGTTAGGTAGATTTCGATGCCCTCCGCCTGCAATTCGACCATGATCGTTTCACAAGCGGAGCGCACCGAACGACACGCAAAGGCAATGGGGTCATCCTTGGCGGCGAACGCCACGCTGTACAGAATGATGTCGCCGTCCAGACCCCAACGCATTACAGCACCTCAGCCATTGCGTCTTCCTCCACAGACACTTCAGGCTTTGCTAGTTCCTCAATGGCTAGGCTGACCAGAGAAGGTCGGCATACGCCGTCACGGCCCTTGTACGCCTTGATCTTAGCACGCACTACGGTGCCATACCCGATCTCGCGGGGGCTGCCCTCAAAGGGCGTCTTGCCGTCGTCTTCAAACAAGATGTTAAACTTGCCGCTGTTGTCAATCGGATACTGCGACTTGCATTCAATGAATTGTCCGCGTGCGTACTTGTCGTCAGGTTTTTGCTTAGTCTCTACGCCAAGCTCTTCCAACTTCTCAATAGCGCGTTCGCTAAGGTTGGTGAGCTGCACGCCGTACTTGCCGGTGGGTGCGCCACGATAAGTAATCTCGTCAACAAGCGACGGGAAGCTAACGGTAGCGCGGAGGTTTACGATTTGGTTTTCCATGTTTAGTTCCTTGTTAGTTAGGGTTATGGCCTTTGTGACCATGTATATTATCTTCTCATATTATTGCAGAGAAGTCAAGCGTTTAGTGCGTTTCCGCCCAGTTATTACCGATATTAAACTCACCGTCGAGCGGACAACGGAGGTTTAATTGCCGACCCGCTTCGCGTATTGCGTTGCGGAACACTGCGCCTACCCGCTGCGCATACTCTTCAGGCACCTCAACCTGAAACTCGTCGTGCACTTGCGCCACCAGCTTGTACGGGTAGCGGTACGTTGCTAGCTTGTCAGTCGCAATGACCAGCGCTTGCTTCATGACGATAGCACCAGCGGATTGCAGCAGGGTGTTGAGTGCTGCGTGTTCGCTGCGTATCAGCACACGGCGCCCGTCAAGCCCCGGTAAGCTGCCCCCTAGCCCGTTCCTAGCCACTTTGTTAATCAGCTTCAGGAGGGCAGGGAGGCTGTCTAGGAAGCTCTGCTTAAGTTGTGCGCCTTTACGTGACGAGCCGCCCACAATGCTTCCAATCTTGGCATCACCAGCACCGTACAGGAACGCATAGATAAACGTCTTGGCCTGCGCTCTGGTCTCTAAGCCAGCGGCCTCTTGATTGTAGGTGTGGATGTCGCCGTTAAGGATCAGGTCCGTGTACTCTGCATCGTTCATGTAATGCGCAAGCATACGTAGCTCAAGACCAGAGGCGTCAATGCCGACAAGCTTGCTGCCCTCAGGCACAACGAAGCATTGGCGGTACACTGAGTCGCTGGGTATCTGAGCCATGTTAGGTGAGCTGTGCGTCATGCGGCCCGTCACGGCACCACACGTATTCACATAGCCGTGGATGCGTCCATCGTCCTGCACAGCATCAAGCCAAGACTTAAGCATGGCGTAGCGCTTCTGAAGCGTAAGGTACTCAAGTACCAGCAGCGCTTCCGGTACGTGTTCATTCTGCTTGAGCGTAGTCTCATCCACCTTGGGCTTACCGCTGGGCGTGGTGTCTTTCCACACGGCGCCTTTGGCAGACAAGCGCTCCGCTATTTGGGGGCGTGAGCCTACGTTAAACACTGTCACCTTGTCCTTCAGACGCTTACCAGTCTTCTCAGACCACCGCTCCTCCACGATGGGCGGGAAGATAGCCTGTAACTCCTCTTCGATTTCACGCATGCGCTGCTCATGTTCACAGTAAAGGTTGCAGGCTGTGTTGAAGTCGAAGGCGAAGCCGTTAGCGACTTGCTGCTCCGTAGCCTTAGCGACAGCATGCTCAAGGTCACGAGACTGCTGGCTGAAGCCTTGCCCGTTAAGCTGGGAGTTGATGTGTTTATACACGTCCCAGTTAGCGCGGCAGTCTTGCAGGCAGTAGTGGATCATGCTGTCCGTCAGGCCCTTGTCGAAGTCAGCTAAGTCAAACTCTTCCTTGAGTTCCTTACCGGCACGCAGCGCCCAGTCCTTGAGCTTGTGTCCACCTTCAATGGCAGGGTTGAGGAGACGGCCCAGGACTAAAGTGTCCTGAACCGCCCCGCTCCACTTCCAGCCCCAGACGCGCTCTAGGACCGGAAGGTCGAAGGCCACTAGGTTGTGACCGATGATGGTGTCAACTCCGCGTAGAGCGTCCCGCAATGCGGATGACGTGGTGCAAGACACGGCTTCGTTCCGATCTGGTAGGTACACGCCCGCCATCCAGATCGTGTCGTGGGCTAGGTTCGTTTCGATGTCCAATACTGCTTTCATTGTGACAACCCCTTAGCCTACTCAACTCTTCCTGTTCTTGCAGTGCGATTACGTAGTCGCCCATTCGGCTCATAGCTTACTCCATAGAGATTTTAGCTAGCACCTTAGTCTGCTCTGCGGCAATACGCATAAGGCCCATAGCCTTTGAGTTTGCATTGTTAATAAGCCAAGCCGCTTTCTTAGGATTGACACGGCAAAGCTTTGCGAAGCTTACCATATCGTCACCGCTGCGGTAAATGACCTCAGACTCAGGAATGGAATCTTGCCGCTGCGTACGGCGCAGGTATGCGTCGTCTTGGTATTGCTTGTGAGCAAGCCCGTCGCGCACAATCATATAGATGTTGTCGGCGATGGGGGAGCGGTTGGTTTCCTCAGCCTTGTTCTCAAAGTACGTAAAGTCGAACACATAGTTTTGCTTAGCCATGATAAACCTCACTTAACCCTTTTTAGTTTTGCGGTAACTTCCGGCAGGTACTGAACGGCTTCGCTAAGACGCCGCACACCAGCAGTTACAGCCTCAATGTTACGTCTTTCCCACATGGGGTCTTGCTCTTTCCCTCCATAGCTTTTGATGTTGGACATGATGGCATCAGCTAATTGCTGAGCCGTTAGGTTTTTAGCGTAGCCTGACTCGTTCAACATCCAGAACACAGAGGTGATGCCGACAGACAACTTCTCCATGTTCATAGGATTCTTGCTGTAGTCACGCTCAGGCCTGGGCCGGGACGCCTGCTCTACAACCTCATTAACAAAGTCGCTCTGCTCTTCCGTGTGGTCTTCATACGACTCTTGCAGACGCTTAACGTCTTTGGTGCCAAGCTTCTCACCACGCTCCACAATCTCAGCAGCAGCTTCGACAACAGCCTCTGGTGCGTTGGCTAAAGCGTAGAGCGTGTTTGCACCTAGCCCTGAAAAGTCACTCGCGAGTGACATTTCGCTTTTGCTGATGGTGTCGATGCGCGCAACGTATTGCTTCTTCACGCCACAGTCTTCAGCAAACTTGGTGATGAAGCCCCACTCTTTGCCATTGTTGTTGACGTAAATCTCACGCGCCTTGTCAATAGCCTCAAGCTTTTGGTGGAACGCAGAGCCCATAACACGATCAGCTTGCTTAAAGCTGTTAACGCATTTGTTCCAAGTGTCTAGTTGTACCTCCTGCATACTTCCTCCTTTACGTTACCGTTATGCTACGTTACGGCCTAACTAATTTCGACTTAAGCTGTATTAGGTTTGCCGTAACGCTACATAATGGTTTTATCTTACCACATCACTATGGGGTGTGTCAAGCCCCAGAGCCTACAACTTCACAGACACCGCCAGTGCAGGCCAGCTCTTGGCTACCCGTAGTGGTGTCGCCCCGCTCAAAGGCAGGCAGAGAGGCCCAGTCGATCTCAGGCATCTTGGACGACAGAGACTTGTACTCCTGCTCCGTAAGCTCCTGATACGGCGCCTGACGGTACGTGCCGTTGTCGTAGGGCAGCAGGGAGATACCAGACATGATGTCCCAGTTGTCCCAAATCCACTGGCATACAGCAAAGAACTCGTCTTCCTTGTAGTACACCGTGATGGACGGCTTGTGTTCGCACCAGTGCAACTGATACTGCTTCCAGACTTCAAGCTGTCCGATAGCGCCCACATCGTTACGGAAGATGGAGGTCTTCGGTGCTTCAATCGGGAAGCTGAACACGGTGGTGGTGTCAGGCTTCATGACGCACTGCTCGTACGGCACACCCTGAGCGCGCAGGAAGTCCGTCATGGGGTCTTTGTTGTCCTGGCGTACCGTGCGCACGTAGTGCCGTGAGTAGTTGGGGTGGATGCCTGACGCACACAGCGCAAGCTGACTCACCGTACCGCTTGGCTTAACGCACGTGATGGCAGCAGCAGGGTTGATCTCAAGGCTCTCAGCCCACTGCTTGTTCACGTTGATGGCACGCTCACGCATGACAGTCAGCCACTCTTCAAGCTTCTTGTTACCCTTGCTGCCGTTAAGCACAGGGTGGTCCATCAAACCCGTCAAGCTGACGCCAAGCAGCGCTTCCTCCTCGCAGTTCTTCTTCCACACAGAGCGCAGGTAGCGGAAGTTGGTGAGCGTAGCTTGCAGCGTGCCGAATGCCGTAGCGACTTCCACCTTCTCCAGCAGTTGATCAAGCGTATCGGTGGACCGCACGATCACTTCGCTCAGGTTGCAGAATTCAGCAGGGCGCAGGAGGATTTCGCTGCACGGATTACACCCAAAGGCTGCGGTGTTATCCCGCCGTCCGTTACGCCCCGCAATGTTGCGTGCTGCTTCCCGCGAGAAGATGCCACGCTCACCGGAGAAGCTTTCGTACAGCGCCTTCATCTCATTCATGAAGAACGGGAAGTCAGGCTTCTCGTCATACACTGCGCTGTTGTTAGCCAAGGCGCGCTGGCCGTTACGCTCCCACCACTGCCCAGTCTTGGCTGCTTGCATACGGTCAGACACAGGGCTGGACAGGCTGATAAGGGCAGACCGGCGCACGCCGCCCACCACCACGATCTCAGCAATCTT